GGGAGAAAAATCACTATGGATTTTTTACTCAAGTGTCCAACTTGATTTTACAATCAACCAAAGAAATCGTGGTGGAGAATTACAAGAGAGGCCAGCAGGGAGAAAAGGGCCGGTTGGAAATACAGGAGAAGAAAAATATCCGGCATGAGATTGTTCACGCATTTTTGTTCGAGAGTGGTTTGGCCGAGAACAGCGAGTGGGCGCAGAACGAGGAAATGGTAGACTGGTTCGCTTGTCAAGCCCCTAAGATTTATGCGGCCTTTCGAGCGGCAGGAGCGATTTGAGGTGATATTTTATGGATTATCGTAAGATCGCAGATGGCATTCAGAGATATATCGAAAATAAGCCGAATGACCATACAGCTTATCTTGACCTGTTATCTCTGTGCCGTCAGTGGGAGGAAGAGGATTTTCAGAGCGCACATGATCTGAATGGTGAGCTGCGGCGGCTCTGTGCCAGACAGTTACATCTTGTTTCCCCGAAAGAAGCGGACAAATTTTATGAGGCATGGCGGAAGAGTCTTCTCTTTGACGCTCCCTATAAATTTGACGCTTTCATGACCTACATTGAACTTGATCGGAAGCCAGAAAAGCGGTTTTACGCCCCCAGACGGCATTACCTGAAACCCATGGTGCAGGGCTTTCAAGATGTACTTGACGGAAAACTGCGTCTTTTGACAATATCCATGCCAAAAAGAGCCGGTAAATCACAAACAGGTATCAATTTTGTTAATATGCTTTCCGGGAAGTACCCTGACCGGTCAACTCTGATGGAAGGAACGGGAGATGACCTTGTAAAGAGCTTCTACAACGGGTGTCTGGAATACCTGACTACTCCCAATGAGTATCTGTTCTATGATGTGTTCCCGGAGTCCCGATTGGTGCAGACGGGCGCAGACACCAAGATTATCAATCTGAAATCCAAGTCCCGGTTCCCTACTATTATGTGCCGCTCTATTGACGCTCGACAGGTAGGTTTGTCCGAAGCCACCAATGTTCTCTATCTTGATGACTGTGTGGAAGGCCGTGAAGAGGCAAAGAACCGTCAGAGGCTCGATGATAAATGGGAAGTGATCTCCGGTGATATTATGGGCCGTGCTATTGAGGGTACACCTATGGTCTTTACTGGCACCCGGTACTCCATCTATGACCCCATTGGTCGCATTCAGGAACACGCTCAGAGAGAGGGGTGGTCGTGGAGGGCTATTGAAATCCCGGCTCTTGACCCGATCACTGACGAAAGCAATTATGAGTATGAGCGTGAGGGGCAGAAGGTGTTTACCACGGCCTATTTCCGGGAGCAGAGAGAACTTTTGTCTGCGGAGCAGTTTGAAAGCGAATTCCAGCAACAGCCTTTTGAAGCCAAGGGGCTTCTGTTCAACAAAGACGAACTGAACTACTTCTTTGAGTTACCTCCTGATCGAGAGCCGGACACCATAATTGCCGTAGGCGATACTGCTGAGAGTGGTTCTGACTCTACCTCTATGCCGGTGGCGGTCATCTATGGTACAGAGGTCTACATTGTCGATGTGGTATTTGATGACGCTCCTGCTGAGGTTACAAAACCGGAGTGCGCTAAGTGTCTAATCTCGAACAAAGTCGCTTCGGCCACCTTCGAGGCGAACAACGCTGGTCAGTATTATGCCAGAGATGTAGTGGAAATCATTCGCCAGCATGGGTACTCGATTGGTATTCGGACAAAGAGGACGATTTCAAACAAGCAAACCCGAATTGAATTTGCGTCCGACAATATCAAGAAGAATTTTTACTTCAAACACCCTTCCACTTACAAGCGGGGTAGCCAGTATTGGAATTTCATGAAAGAGCTGACCACTTACACCAGAAGTGGTAAAGTTCCTCATGATGACGCACCGGACTCTCTTGCCCTTCTGGAAAATGAAATTCGTATGTTGACCGGGAGCAAAATCGAGGTATTCAAGCGGCCCTGCTAAAAGAAATTTTTGACTTTTAGGCTCTCCAATGGTATTCTGAAAGATTAGGCATTGACAAGCATTGGAGTATTCGGTATAATGAATAGTGATGAAGTAGGTAGAGGGGAGGTGTCTTTGCAGAATGAAGCCTCTGTGCGGTCGTAGAGTGATTTATACCGATGTAGAGGAAATCACGGATGGAAATGTTGTGAGTGTTCTGCAAAAGGCACTTGCCATTCATCTTCAAAACCGGGCCGAGATTGATTATCTCTATCGGTACTATAAGGGAGATCAGCCTATTCTGTACCGAAGGAAAGAGGTTCGACCTGAGATCAACAACACTGTGGTTGAAAACCGGGCTAATGAGATTGTTTCTTTCAAGGTCGGTTATCTGATGGGAGAGCCGGTTCAGTATGTCGCTCGTGGTGATGATAAAGCAGTCACCGACAGCGTGACAAGGCTGAATGATTATATGCTCTCTGAGGACAAAGCTGCCAAGGACAAAGAGTTGGCTGATTGGTCGCATATTGCCGGTACTTCGTACCGCATGGTTCTTCCTGATAGTGAGGCCAATGTGGAAGAGGACGAGTGCCCCGCTGAGATTTTCACTCTTGACCCTCGGTATTCCTTTGTGGTGTATAGCACTTCCCTTGGGACACCGGCCAAGATGGGCGTGAAGTATGTTCTGTTGGAAGACGGTACTCTTCTGTTCAGCTGCTACACGCATAATCACTTCTTCGAGATCACCAATACTTGGAATATTCTGCGAAGTGAAGAACAGATTTTGGGTATTCCCATTATCGAATATCCGGCGAATAATGCTCGCCTGGGTGCCTTTGAGATTGTCCTTCCCCTGTTGGACGCTATCAATACCGTAGAGTCTAACCGGCTGGATGGCGTGGAGCAGTTCATTCAGGCCCTCATGCTTTTCCACAATGTGGACATTACCTCTGAGGATTATAAAGAGCTGCGGGAAGAGGGAGCAATCAAATTCAAGGATATTGACCCTTCCCTAAAGGCGGAAATTCAGTATTTGACCGCTGAGTTAAATCAAAGCCAGACTCAAACACTGGTGGACGATATGTATGATACCGTCCTTACGATCTGCGGAATGCCGAACCGTAATGGTGGTTCTTCCACCAGTGATACCGGTTCCGCAGTCATCATGCGGGATGGTTGGTCTGCGGCAGAAGCCAGAGCCAAGGACAGTGAACTGATGTTCAAGAAGTCCGAGAAGGAGTTCTTAAAGCTCCTGCTTCGGATTTGTAGTGATCTTGGGGACTTAGAGTTGAAGTTGTCGGCGGGGGAAATTCGGTTTACCCGCCGCAATTATGAGAATATCACCGAAAAGGCAAATGTCCTGATCGCTATGTTGAATAACTCCAAGATTGCTCCGCAGCTGGCTTTTACTCATTGTGGTATGTTCACTGACCCGCAGATTGCTTACAACATGAGCATGGAGTACGCAAAGGAGCAGGAGAAGAAAGCCTTAGAGCTTGCTTCTAAACAGAACCCGGATGGAAGGGATGGAGGAAATGAACCCGGAGGTCAAAAGTCCGGCTCTGGTGACACCGGAGGCAGTTCGGACGATGAATGAAATCCTTTCCCGTGGCAAGGGTGTCGAACTTGCCGTGAGAAATGGGAGGCTGGTTCTTTGGGAAACAGCCAGTAAAAAGAAATATGAGGCCGTTATAGCGAGATAACGGTAACAGCCATTACGGGCTATTGGTGAGAGTGGAAACGCTCTTGCCGATAGTCCGTTTTGTTTTTGATTTTAATGCCGCAAGGCTTGAAATGGTCAGTGAAGACCTAAAAACGCAAAAGGGAGAAAACCCTACCAAAAACGGAAAATAGTGCTGAGGGAACAGCCTTGTTAAACGCAGGAGGTATTTGTTATGGCAAAGATTGACACCAGTTTGATTGAAGGTTATGCGGACATGACCCCGGAACAGAAGCTCGCCGCTTTGGAGGCTTTTGAGTACGAGGATAACGCCGCAGAGCTGGAAAAGCAGAAGAACGCTCTTTCCAAGGCAAATTCTGAGGCCGCTGAGTGGAAGCGTAAGCACAATGCTCTTCTGTCCGAAGAGGAAAAGAAGAAGCAGGAGGACGCTGACAAGCTGGCTCAGATGGAACAGGAGCTTGCCGATCTTCGTAAGGGTAAGACCGTTTCGGAGTATAAGGCCAAGTTCGTTGCTCAGGGCTACGATGAAGCTCTGGCTGAGGAAACCGCTCAGGCTCTTGCTGATGGTGACAGTGCTAAGGTCTTTGCCAATCAGAGCAAGTTCCTCGAAGAGTATGCGAAGAAGGTCAAAGCTGACGCTTTGAAGAAGACCCCTAAGCCTACTCCCGGTGCTGGTTCTGGTGGCGGTGCGATTGACTACGACAAGAAGATTGAAGAGGCGCAGAAGAACGGTGATCTGGCCGCTGTTGCCTACTACAACCGCCTGAGAGCGCAGGAAGAGGCTGAACAGAACAAATCGTGAGAGTAAAGGAGAATAACTTATGGCAGATACTCTGGCTACCAGTTTTGGAGTATTGAACTACTCCGGTATGCTCTTCAATAAGGGCAATACCCGTTGTCCCCTGTCCTCCATTATCGGCGGCAGGGCGAAGACCACCAATCATGTTGAGTTCGTGACCGGTCAGGAGTACACCACTGGCGGAGGCACTCAGCCTGCTATCAGCGAAACCGCCTCCCTGACTGCCCCTGACGCTACCGTTGTCACTCGGACTCAGAAGACCAATGTGACTCAGATTTTTCAGGAGTCCGTAGGTATTTCCTATGCTAAGCAGTCCAATATGGGTACTCTGAGCGGTCTGAATGTGGCAGGTCAGCAGGCTAACCCGATCAATGAGCTGGACTTTCAGGTTGCAGCTAAAATGCAGAAGGTTAACCGGGACATTGAGTTCACCTTCATTCAGGGAACTTACAATAAGGCCACCTCTGACGCTACCGTGAACAAGACCCGTGGACTGGTGGAGGCTATTACCACCAATGTCACCGCTATGGCAAGCAAGCCCCTTGGTCTGTGGGATATTGCCGACATGGTGAAGAAGGTTTATGGGGCCAATGCTCCCACCGATGGCCTGTGCCTGTGGTGTGACGCTGTGACTCTGTTTCAGGTCAACGCTGCCGCTGTGCAGAACGGTCTTACTGTGGTTCCCGCCGCTCGGGAGATCAATGGTATCGCTCTGTCCAGTGTGGTTACTCCCATCGGTGTTGTCTACCTGTACCTTGGCGAGTGTCTTCCTGCTGGTACGGCCCTGCTTCTGAACCTGAATGTGATCGCTCCCGTTTATCAGCCTGTTCCCGGTAAGGGTAACTTCTTCTTGGAGCCTCTTGCCAAGGTTGGTGCCGGTGAGAAGTATCAGCTCTTCGGTCAGATCGGCCTTGACCACGGCCCCGAGTGGTATCACGGCAAGTTTACCGGTATCTCTACCGAGTTCACCGCTCCCACTTACAGCCGTAGCGTGTATGTGGCGAATGCGGCTGACTTCCCCGGTGGTTCTGCGGGTTAAAGAGAAATTCTGATGGAAAGGAGTGACAGAAATCATGACTGACGCTGAAAAACTGTCCATGTTGAAGACCATGACCGGCGAAACAGATGAAGCCATGCTTTCTGTCTACCTTTCTATCGCCGCAAATAAGGTTTGCCGGAGGGCTTACCCCTTTGACGATACCGTGACCGCCGTTCCGTCCCGGTATGACTTCAATCAGGTAGAGATTGCAGCTTACCTTGTGAATAAGCGTGGTGCGGAGGGAGAAACGGCGCACAGTGAGAATGGTATTTCCCGTTCCTATGAGGATGGAGATGTACCGCCTACCCTGTTGCGTGAGATAGTTCCCTTTGCCAGCGTCATCAAGGGGGACTCGACCTCATGAAGATCATGGAGCGTAATAAATCGTCCTATTGGTACTTGCTTTATGACAAGAAAGAGCCGGTTCGGGACGAGGACGGTAATGAAACAGGAGATAGCCGTGTGGTCTATAAGGCCGCTGTCCAGCGGCGGGATAATGTGTCGGCGGCTACCGGTTCGGCTCAGGTGGAGCAGTTTGGTAATTTCATCTCCTATGACAAGGTGATTGTCACTGATGATCTCTCTTGCCCCATTGATGAAAATACCGTGCTGTTTGTTGATAAAGAGCCGGAATATGACGCTGACGATAATCCCCTCTATGACTACATCGTGCGGCGTGTGGCTAAGAGTCTAAATTCCATCTCCTACGCTATAAGCAAGGTGACGGTATCGTGAAGACGATTAAAGTACCTCTGTCTGTGGCCGGGATTGATAATGCCATTCGGGAGCTTGAACGCTACCAGAATTGGTTGAAAACCCGAGCGAACCTTCTGCTTGATCGGCTGGCCCAAGAGGGATTGTCTGTCGCTTCGGCCAATTTTGCGAAAGCGGAATATGACGGAACGAATGATGTTTCTGTGTCTGTTGAGCAAAGGGCAACCGGAGCCAGAGCGATTGTCGCTGTTGGTGCCTCTGTCCTTTTCATTGAATTCGGAACAGGTGTTGTTTACCCAGACAATCACCCGGAAGCTGCGGAACACGGTATGAGCCGTGGAGAGTATGGAGCCGGTCATGGTAAGCAACAGACATGGGGTTACTACGGTGAAGCCGGTACGAATGGTGTTGAGTTCACCAAACCGAACGGGAATACCGTAGTCCTCACACACGGCAACCCGGCCAATATGTCTATGTATGAAACCGTAAAGCATTTAGAAGGGGTTTTGCCCCGGCTGGCTCAGGAGGTGTTTCGATGATTGATGTAGAAAATCAGATTTATACACCGATTGCCGAAGCCCTTCGGGAAGCCTTTCCGGGTATTGACACAAGCGGGGAATATGTCAAAGCCCCTTCCGCCTTTCCCCATGTAAGCATTGTGGAGCAGGACAATTACCCCACACTGACTCACCTGAGTACCAGTGACAGCGAAGAGTATGCCACGATCATGTATGAGGTGAATGTCTATTCCAATAAGTCTTCCGGGAAAAAGACACAGTGTCGGAGCATTATGAAGGTCATTGATGATCTGATGTACCGGCGCAACTTCACTCGCATTTCCCTTTCCCCGGTTCCCAATTTAGAGAACGCAACAATTTACCGTCTGGTGGCCCGGTATCGGGCTGAAACGGATGGTGTAAATCTTTACAGGAGGTAACAGAAATGGCAATTAGCACCTACAAGGTCTTCCTTATGAAGAAGGGCACCGAGCCTGATACCTATGAAAAGCTGGTTGACATTAAGGAGTTTCCCGATCTGGGCGGTGAGCCTGAAATGCTGGAAACTACCACGCTGTCTGACAATATGCAGACCTATATTGCCGGTATTCAGTCCCTCGATGGTCTGTCCTTTACCGCTAACTATGATATGACCGATTTTCAGAAGCTCAAGGCTCTGGAAGGTAAGACCAATAGTTACGCTGTCTGGTTTGGTGGTCAGGAGAGCGGCGGTGTTGTGACTCCCGATGGCTCTAACGGCAAGTTCGAGTTTGACGGTCAGTTGTCCGTCTATCCCGTGGGCGGCGGCGTGAATGAGGTCGTGGACATGAACATCTCCATTGCCCCTTCCACCCCAATCACTTTCTCTGCTGAGTAATCACAATCGGCCTGAATGATAAGGAGGATTTATCATGGCTAAGACACTGACAATTAAAGACCCCGTTTCCGGCGAGAGTTATACGCTGGAATACACCCGCAAAACCGTTGAGATCATGGAGAAGCAGGGCTTCATTGCGGACGATGTTGACCGCAAGCCCATGACCATGCTTCCTGCGCTGTTTGCTGGTGCGTTCCTTGCACACCACCGCTGGGTTAAGAAAGATGTGGTTGACCGCATTTATGCCCGTCTGCCCCGTAAAGACGAGCTTCTGCCTAAGCTGGTGGAGATGTATAACGAACCCATTCTGTCCCTCATGGAAGAGCCTGAGCAGAATGGTG